CTGTACCGGGTGGCGATGTGCTGTACATCACCACCAACACTCCAGAGGGGCCAGCTAAATGAAGCTGTTTCAGCTATTCCAGAGCAACCAATCGGCCCCACGTTCGGCCCGCATTGAGCAGGCCGGCCGCGAGGCGACCGTTTACATTTACGACATTATTGGCGGCGACTGGGGCGGTGTCGGTGCGCGGGAGTTTGTCCCGCAACTGGTGGCCCTGGACGTGGACGTGATTCACCTCCGGATCAATTCGCCCGGTGGTGACGTGTTCGATGGGCGCACCATCGCGACCGCCCTGGCCCAACATCCGGCCCGCGTCGTCGCCCACATCGACGGCCAAGCGGCCAGCGCTGCGACCTACGTCGCGCTCGCGGCCGATGAGGTGGAGATTGCCGAGGGTGGGTTTTTTATGATCCACAACGCCTGGACAATCGCGATGGGCAACGCCGACGAGTTCGAACAATCGGCCGCCCTGCTGCGCAAGGTAGACGCCAGCATTGTTGCCGACTACCAGCGCAAGACCGGCAAGCCGGCCGATGAGCTGGCGGCCATGATGGCGGCGACCACTTGGTTCACCGCTGAGGAAGCAGTAGCCAACGGCTTCGTTGACCGGATCGCGGAGGGCCAGAAGGCCGCACGCAACCAATGGAATTTGGCGGCATACGGCAACGCGCCGGCCGCCCTGACTGAACCCCCTGAAACTGAACCAGTGTTCGACCGGGCTGCTCTTGAGCGCCGGCTGTCGCTGCTCGAAACCATCGCGCCATAGGCCTCGCGCCATCGCGAACCCTAACCCGCCAATCGGCGGGTTTTTTTATGCACGGAGAAAATGAGCATGAGCATTCAAGCATTGCGCGAGCGCCGCAGCGGTCTTGCCATCGAGGCGCGCAAACTGTTGGACGAATCGAAGGACGTCAAATGGACTCCGGAGAACCAGACCAAGTACGACGCCTATACCGGCGAAATCTTGGACATCGATGCCCGCATTGAGCGCGAGCAGAAGTTGCTCGATCTGGCGGCCGACGAACGCATTCAGCACCGCGACCCGAAGGCGAAGTCTGACGACCCGCTGGGCGACATTCAAATCTTTGACGCCTGGATGCGTCGCGGTGAAAAAGGTTTGAGCGCTGAGCAGGCGGCCAAACTTTACAACACCATGAGCACAACCACCGGATCGGAAGGCGGTTACACCGTGCCGACCACCGTGGCGTCCGAGCTGATCGAATCGCTCAAGGCATTCGGTGGCGTGCGTGGGGTGGCCGATCAACTGACCACTGCGCAGGGCAACCCGCTGAGCTACCCGTCCACTGACGGCACCGCTGAGGTGGGCGAGCTGTTGGCAGAGAACACCGCCGCTGCTGCGCTTGATCCGTCGTTCGGGACCGTAGGTCTGAACGTCTTCAAGTACTCGTCCAAGATCATCGCGGTCCCTATCGAGCTGCTCCAGGACAGCTCGGTGGATATCGAGGCGTTCGTGCGTCGCCGCATCATTGAGCGAATCGGCCGCATCGAGAACCAGCACTTCACCACCGGCACCGGCACCGGCCAGCCGCGCGGTATCGTGACCGGCTCGTCTGCTGGCAAGGTCGGCACCACCGGCCAGACCACCACCGTCATTTATGACGATCTGGTCGATCTGCTCGAATCGGTGAACGAGGCGTACCAGCTCGGCGGCACTTGCCAGTTCATGTTCAGCCAGACGGTGCGCGGCCTGCTGCGCAAATTGAAAGACACCGCTGGCCGTCCTATCTGGACTCCAGGTTATGAGGCGGGCATTACTGCCGGCGCTCCTGACCTGCTCCTGGGCAAGTCGGTCGCGATCAACAACGACATGCCGACGCCAGCCGCGAACGCGAAGTCCATCATTTACGGCGACTTTAAAAAGTACATCGTGCGCGACGCGATGGCTGTGTCGCTGATGCGCTTCGATGATTCCGCGTATGCCTCCAAAGGGCAGGTCGGCTTCCTGGCGTTCATCCGTTCGGGTGGCAACCTGATGGACACCGCCGCTGTGAAGCACTACGCGCACTCCGCGACCTAAGACCCACGGGGCGGGCTTCGGCTCGCCCCGTTTTTACTTTTGTAAAGGTGGAAATATGGCCGCAGTTAAAAGCATTTGTGCCCGCGTCCTGGTGACGTTCTGGTACGAGCAAACCGAATACAAACCGAATCAAGTGGTCGAGTTGCCGGCTCCGGCAATCGCCTCCCTGAAAGCTGACGGCCTTGTCGATGACGACAAAGCGGCTGTCGCCTACTGCCTACAATCCGCCGAGGCATAAGCCATGCGCCTGGAACTAGTCACGCCTCCAGCGGAACAACCCGTCACGCTGGCCGAGGTAAAGACGCGCCTCCGTATCGACGGGGCGACCGATGACGCAGGGGTGCAGCGGTTGATTGCAACCGCTACCCGACACGCTGAGACAATGTGTCGCCGCGCGTTCGTGACACAGACCTGGACGCTGGTGCTGGACGGGTTTCCGTGCGGTTCGATATCCCTGCCGCTGCCGCCGTTGCAGTCGGTGGCTGAGATCACCTATGTCGATGTGAACGGGGCAACGCAGACCCTGGCGTCCAATCAATACGTCGTGGACAAGGCCGGCATGATTGGTCTGGTTCACCGCGCCTATCAAGTGCAGTGGCCGACCACACGCGACCAACCGATGTCAGTCCGCGTCAAGTTCACGGCTGGCTATGGTGCTGCCGCTTCGGTGCCCGACGATCTGGTGTCGGCGTTGATGCTGCTGATTGCCCACTGGGACCAGAACCGGGAGCCGGTGGTGGTCGGCACCATTACGTCGGCCTTGCCTATGAGCGTTGATTCGCTCCTGGCCCCGTATGTGATTCCGGGGGTTGCATGAGACTGGGACCGCTACGCCATCGCGTGACATTCCAGGCGCGCAAGTCTGGCCGTGATGATTACGGCCAGCCGGTCGAAGGATGGGACCCGGTGGTCACTGTCTGGGCGTCGGTCGAACCGATCAATGGGCGCGAGCTGCTGTCTGCGCAACAGGTACAGGCGGCCGTCTCTCATCGCATACGCTGCCGCTACCAGACCGGGTTGGAGGCGTCGCAGCGTATCGTCTTCGGCGCGCGCTATTTCGATATTCAATCGCTAATCAACCCGATGGAAATCGGAGCGTCGCTGGAAATTCTAGCGACGGAGGGGCTGAGTGATGGCCGATGAGATAAATGTCCTGGGGCTGCGCGAAATCAAAGCGACCCTTGAAAGATTGCCGGCTCGCCTGGGTGAAAAAGTCGTGCGCGCTGCACTGCGCGCGGCTGCTCAGGTGATACGCAAGGACGCTCAGTCGCGTGCGCCGGTCCTGCAAAAGCCAGCGTATGGACGCAAGCCCGGCACGGTGCGCAGCGCGATCACCGTCCGCCGTTCCAAGCAGGATAAGTTCGGTGTCTACGTTTCCGTCAAACCTTTGAGCGCCAAAAAGATTAAGGACTTCAAGGGTGGCAAGACGAACAAGAACACCGCGTACAACCCGGACGACCCCTGGTACTGGGTGTTCCTGGAATTCGGTACGAGCAAGCGCGACAAGATGCCATTTCTCCGGCCGGCATATGAGGCGCAAAAGTTCGCGGCCCTTCGCCGGTTCGAGCAATTCGCGCAACGCCGTGTCGTGCGTGAGGCTGAAAAGCTGGCGCGTGAAATGGGGAGCAAAGCCGCATGATTGAAATCGACTTGCGTGCGGCCATGCTCGCCGCCCCCGCCGTGACCGCCATAGTGGGCCAGCGGATCGCGGCCGGGCTTTTGCCAGAGGGCGAGCTGCGTCCCTACATCACCTATTCACTGGTCACGGGTGAACGCATTCCGTCTATGACCGACTCGGGCCTGATGCGGCACGCGCGTATGCAGATCAATTGTTGGTCGATCAGCTACGGCGAGGCCAAGCAGATCGCGCTCGCCGTGCAAACCGCCATCGAGGCCAGCGCGCTGTTCGATTGTGTGTTCATCAACGATCAGGATTTAATCGACCCTGAGACAAACCTGTTCTATGTGGTGCTGGATTATTCGGTCTGGCAGGTCACGGCTTAGGTCACTGGCGGATATCCGATGGTTTCCCTGGTGGCATCACCATCGGGACGAATGCGATTGTCGGTCGCGCATTTGTGCCAGCCTTGCGGTTCATCGAACCACTCCGGATCGAACGCCTTCATGGCCGCGAGCGCCTCGGCCACGGTGCGGTAACAGTAGGCTGCCTCAAACCCGGATCGGTCCAGGTTAAAAAACAGTCGGCCATTGGTGAACATTTGGGCGACTGCCATCCATGTGCCGTCCTCCAGTTGCCG